GACCTTTATTCGTGATACAGACGCCAGGGTTTAACTATAGGTTTCCCAATAAGTCACAATTCTTTGAGTGAACAATCAGTTAATAGTTCGTCTTAAAAATATCAAGTTTTTGGGCAGGTTTTATAGCGTCTAAAAATAAGTAAGTTATAGAGTTGACAGAAGCAATAGAATCTGGTAAGATTGTATCAGTTGTTTAGTCCATTCTTCGTGTCTTATGAGCAATTCGTATCTTACAGCACAAAAGCATAAGTATCGTATCACATTGGAACTTGATGTGATGAATGATTTTAATCCACATCAGATTGATTGGAATAAACTCTTTGATCTTGAACCAATAGAATCAGTCGAAAGTTATGTAGAAGATCTATCTGTTCGTTGGTGAATTAGAATTAAGCACTCGTTTATTACACTCACAGCAAACTTATTCGTATCAGTTAATAGTTTGCTGTGAGTAAATAAGAATTATCGGCATCATTGATACATACTATCCATAATCTCCGTGTATTTGTATAAATGAGCAGCGTGATTATAGTTTAACACAGCAATTCTTTATGTGTAAATATAAAGAATTCATAGACGAATAACTTATTCGTTGACAGTTGTTTATTCGTGTTAGCCAGTATTTACGATTGATGTTAATTGTTTATATCGGGGGCGTGCGGTTTTAAAAACTTCAAACTACCCTAACCTACAGAGGTGACAAATCGACCTCTAAATATCGATTTCAATAAAAATTTCCGGAGAGTAAAAATGGGTGTAAAATGGATTCATAAAGGTGGGTATTCTCGCCCCGATAAAAGAACAGTGAGGAAAGGTGGTAAGAAAAAATAAACCATATTGGAATTTTTGTAGAGTAGTATTAGCGGGCTGGATGATAAGATATCCACGCCCCTTTTTTGTTTTTCTGGGTTTTTGTATTGTTGTGCTATATAAAACAGTAATACATTAACTTGTATTACAAAAAATTTCCGGCAATATTTTTAACCCCCTATGGAAAAAGTATATCATATCTACGCAAAAGATAGATGTTTATTACATTCAATTAAAGAAGAAGAATTTCATACTGCATGGAAGACTTTGAATAATATGGTCGGAGTTATGAAGACTGATTATACAACTGATGATTTGTCATATGAAGAACTCACAGTGAATAAAGAAATCGCACTGAATTCTTCGCATTGACATTGACAAATTCTAAATAGACTGATAAAATTGATCTGAAGGTTACTTAAACTTTATGGCAAAAGGATTTACGGTTAAGGCAGCATCACCATCTACTCCCAAAGAAGAATGGGATTATGATGCAATTAAAGCAAGAATGAAAGGAAAATCAATTGTCTTCTGTCTTCCTGGCAGAGGATGTTCATTTATCTTTCTCAAAGCATTTGTACAACTTTGTTTTGATCTTGTACAAAATGGAATGAGTATTCAAATCTCACAAGATTACTCATCAATGGTTAACTTTGCACGTTGTAAGGTACTGGGCGCAAATGTACTTCGCGGTCCCAAGCAAATTCCTTGGGATGGTAAACTACAATATGATTATCAACTTTGGATTGACTCGGATATTGTCTTTGATTCAACCAAGTTCTGGCAACTCTGTGATCTTGCACTGAATGAAGAAGGTGAGGAGAAAGAGATTGTTGCAGGATGGTATGCAACAGAAGATGGTCACACAACCTCTGTCGCACACTGGTTAGAAGAAGAGGACTTCCGCAAGAATGGTGGAGTGATGAATCATGAAACTGTTGAGTCTATCTCAAAGCGTAGAAAGCCTTTCACAGTGGATTACACTGGATTTGGTTGGGTACTGATTAAACACGGAGTTTTTGAACGTCTTGAGTATCCTTGGTTTGCTCCGAAGATGCAAGTCTTTGATTCTGGCAAAGTACAGGATATGTGCGGTGAGGATGTTTCATTCTGTCTTGATGCAAAAGAAGCAGGTATGGTAACATGGTGTGATCCGCGTATTCGTGTGGGGCATGAAAAAACTCGCGTAATCTAATGAGACTTTACAATCTTTTATACAAAGGTCGTAAAATTTATTCGAATCTCACTATGGAAGACTGTAGTGAGATTCTTCAAGACTTCTCGGAGCGTTTTTACTCGGGTGAAGATATTGATCCTAATGAACTTGAAATGGAGGAAATTTTAAATGGCTAAAGCTGGTAGTGGAATGAATAAGGTTCATTTTGAACCTGGAGCACCAAAGAAGACTCGTCAAGGACGATCAACACGTACATTGCTCAGTGCAACCTCTCGTAATGGACGTAAGAAAAAGTATCGTGGTCAAGGCAAATAAATGCTTCAATTAAATCCTACAATCCCAGTTCTTACTCCAAAGGGTAAGGGTTGGGCATTTTTTTGTATTGATCGTTCACAAGAACACGATCTTGAATGGGTTGTGTTTCTAGATAGTAATGGAGAATGTTGGACCTTCAAAAACTCTGATATTCGTATACAAAAGAATTTTACACTTCATAGAAACAATACTCTCTAAGGCACATATAAGGTCCTATACAGAGGTTTAAAGTCATTCGGGATAGCAACCCCGTAAAAAGTTCTGATTAACAAATCAGGAGCAAAAAAATGACTAAAAAAACCGATAAAGATTCGAATTATATGCACGAAATGTGGGGTACATCATACTTATCTGGAGAATATGGTTGGGAAAATAAAGTAGAAAAGCAAAAAATGCTTCGTGAAATTGCAAATGATGAATTGACTCCCAAAAAACACGATTTTCAAGTTCAAAAAGAACTTCACGAAAAAATTCGTAATGATGATGACTATGATGACTGGGAATATGGCACTGAACCCACTCCCTTAACTGAATTTTAGTGCAATAAATAAGGTAGAATTATAATACTTAATGCCACTAGAGCGAGTAAGTCAAGGTTTCAAAGATATCAGCATGACTTTTCAGAGCAATCCTCTGAACAGTGATTTGATTGCGCTTAAGAATGAAACTGCGATTTCTCGCTCAATTCGTAATATTGTTTTTACTCTTCCTGGCGAAAAGTTTTTTAATGAAAACTTTGGTTCAAGAGTCGGTAGATCACTTTTTGAGAATGTTGATGAAATTTCTGCATCAATTATTCGTGATGAAATTCGTAATTCAATTAATAACTACGAACCAAGAGTTCAATTGATTGAAGTACAAACAATTCCCGACTATGATAATGGTTCTTTTGATGTAGTGATTAATTATAGGATTATTGGTGCCGATGTTCCTGCTCAGCAATTACAATTCGTTCTGCAACCTACTAGGTAAATGCCATTAGTAAACTTTACAAATCTGGACTTTGACCAGATCAAAACAACTTTAAGAGATTACTTAAAGTCTAATTCCAATTTTACTGATTATGATTTTGAAGGATCAAATCTTTCAACAATTCTTGATGTTTTGGCATATAATACCTATATTACTTCATATAATGCCAATATGGTGGCAAATGAGGTATTCATTGACAGCGCAACACTTAGAGAAAATGTTGTTTCTTTAGCAAGAAATATTGGATATATTCCTCGTTCAAAGAAAGCAGCAAGAGCAACAGTAAGTTTCTTTGTTGATACTACAAATATTACTCCTGCTCCTGCATCACTAACCTTAAAAAAAGGTCCCGTTGCAAGTACCACAGGTTCTTTTGGCAATCAATCATTTGTCTTCTCTATTTTAGAAGATATTACTGTTCCTGTAGTCAATAATATTGCATCCTTTAATGATATTCAAATTTATGAAGGCATTTTATTAAATACTAACTTCACTTATAGTGCAAGAAATCCAAATCAAAGATTTATTCTTCCAAATAGTGGAATTGATACTGATCTAATCTCAGTATTGGTTAAAACTAATTCATCTACAGCAACTGTTTCCGTAAAATATAATCTTCAAGATAGTTTGTTTGGAATTGATGGTGAATCTGAGGTTTATTTTTTACAAGAAATTGAAGATGAAAGATATGAATTAATCTTTGGGGATGGTGTTTTTGGAAAAGCACTTCAAGATGGTTACTATGTTGAAACCTCATATATCGTGACCAATGGCGATAGTGGAAATGGTATTGGGCAGTTTAGTTTTTCTGGAAGATTAACCTATACAAGAAATTCTGTGGAGTATGTTGTTTCCTCAGGAATTTCTCTTTTGACGACTGGTTTATCTTCGATTGGTGGAGAAAGTATAGAAGGAGTCGAATCGATTAAAAAATATGCCCCCAGAATCTATGCATCTCAAAATAGAGCATTGACTGCAAATGATTATGAGACTTTGATTCCTGCAAAAATCTATCCAGAAACAGAATCCATCTCGGTATTTGGAGGAGAGGAAGTAGTTCCTCCACAATATGGAAAGGTTTTTATCAGTATTAAACCAAGAACTGGCGATTTTCTTCCAAACTTGATTAAAGAAAATATTAAAATGAAATTGAAGAAATATGCTGTTGCAGGTATTGTTCCAGAAATTTTAGATTTAAAATATCTTTATCTCGAAATAGATTCAAAGGTTTATTATAATACAAATCTTGCTCCAAATTCAGCATATGTTTCTAGCATAATTCAATCAAATGCAAATAAGTATGCAGAATCAACTGAGTTAAATAAGTATGGAGCAAGATTTAAGTATAGTAAATTCTTGAAAATCATTGATGATAGCCATGCTTCTGTTACATCAAATATCACTAAGGTTCAAATGAGAAGGGATCTTAGAGTGGTATTAAATAGTTTGGCAGAATATTCAATTGGATTTGGAAATCAATTCCATATTAAGAGTATGGATGGATATAATATTAAATCTTCTACATTTAGAGTAAGTGGAATTTTGGAAGATGTTTATCTGTCCGATATACCAGATACCAATAGAAAAACTGGATCTATATTCTTATTTACTGTTCCGTCAGTATCATCGTTGAGTCCAACGATTTTGAGAAGAGGTGTTGGAAAAATTGATTATACTAATGGCATTATTACATTAAATCCTATTAATATTACTTCTGCCAAAATCAAAGACGGTCAGTCAATTATAGAAATTTCCGTCACTCCTCAATCAAATGATGTGATTGGATTACAGGATTTATATTTGCAACTAGATATTAATAACAGTATATTTGAAATGGTTATTGATGAAGTTTCATCGGGTCTTGACCCATCCGCATCAAACTATATTGTAACATCAAGCTACACCAACGGGAACTTAGTAAGATCATAATCAAATGACAGAAACGAGAATCAAGTTTAGCAACATCGTCCAAAATCAACTTCCTTCTTATGTCAGGGAAGAATTTCCATTAGTTTCTGAATTCTTATCTCAGTATTACATATCCCAAGAATTTAAGGGAGCTCCCGTTGATTTAATACAAAATATTGATACTTATATAAAAATTGATGAGCAGACAAATCAAATTGAAACTGCAACATTGTCATCTGACGTTTCACTCACCGATGATGTAATTAGTGTAGCATTTAATGGATCAATTTCAAATGGAACCTATGGATTTCCAGATTCATATGGATTAATTCAAATTGGTAATGAAATTATTACATATACAGGAAAAACTAATAGTTCATTTACTGGATGCATAAGAGGGTTTAGTGGTATTACTTCTTATAATAAGCAAAATCATCCAGATGAATTAGTATTTTCTCAATCAGAAGTTGCAGAACATGCTTCTGGCGCAACAATTATTAACTTAAGTTCATTATTCTTAAAAGAATTTTTACTTAAGTCAAAATATCAATTAACACCTGGTTTTGAAAACAGAACTTTCTCTGCAGATTTAAATCAATCTCTTTTTATTAAACAAGCAAAAGATTTTTACAGAAGTAAAGGAACTGATGAATCTTTTAGAATTTTATTTAAAGCACTTTATGGCGAAAATGTATCAATAATTCGTCCAAAGGAGTTTCTTTTCAGGCCATCAGATGCTCATTATGATGTAACACAAGATTTGGTTGTTGAAAGTCTTTCTGGAGATCCTCTTAATCTTGAGAATTCTACTCTGATACAAGATTCCTACGGAGATATCACTAAAGCATATGCGCCGATTGCAAAAGTTGAAAAAATAATTTCAGGAGTTGGAAATACTTATTATAAATTAAGTCTTGATGCTGGATATAATAGAGATATTATTGTAAATGGTGCAGTATATGGAAAATTCTATATTCATCCCAAAACAAAGTTAATTGGACAAGTTTCTGTGGGAACTACAGTATTATCTGTAGATTCTACTGTCGGATTCCCTCAAAGTGGTGAACTGTCAGTAACTTATAATGATGGAAGTTTGGGTACAGTATCATATTCATCAAAATCTCTTACACAATTTTTTGGTTGTTCCAATTTAACCGCAACAATTTTAGATTCTAGTAATATTGGGATTAATACTTTTGCATATGGAATGTATGAAGGTCAGACAATAAAAGTAAAGGTAAATTGTGTCTTAGAAAATCTTGATATTGTTGATGATACTTACTATTATTCAAATGGAGATATTGCAGAAATTAAAACTCTTGGCGTCAATCCAAAAGATGCAGTTTCAAATAATTGGATATTCAATTTAGCAACATCATATGATATTTCATCTTTTATTAAACTCGATAGTTCAGATAATACATATCGCATTATTACTACAAACGACCATATTTTTAAAATTGGGGATAAAATAAAAGTTATAAGTGAATCAGGAGTAGAAAAATCAGCAAGTGTTATTGACATTACATCATCAAATTCTTTAACAATAAGAGGACAGGGTGAATTATTGGAGAATAACTATACCATAAAAAGAGAATTATTAAAAGTAAGATCATCAACTTTTCCATCAACCTCAACACTAAATGCAAATGTTCAAAATGTTTACAAAATAAAAGATAGGACATTAGTTGCATCACCCTCTTTACCATATTATAATAATCAAGATCTCAATATTTCAGATAAATCGGTAATATTTTCTGGAACATTTGTTGGTGATACGTTCAAAATAACATCTTCTACAGACCATGGTTTTTATACTGGGGATATTGTATACTATACTCCAGAAAAAACTACAGTTTCTTCTGCTGATGCTGATGGTGGAACACTAAAAACATCCATCATATCAAGTTCTTTATTTGGCGAGGGAATTTATTACATTAAAAGAATAGATTCAAATAATATTAAATTGTCAAAAAGCAGATCAAATATAAATGATTCTAAATTTGTTTCAATTGATAACGCAACTACAGTAAATCGCAATAAAATTGAACTTTATAAATTTAAATCAAAAACTTTAAAATCACAGAAACTTTTACGAGAAATAACTCCACCAACAATTCAGGGAGAATTATATCCAACAAAACCAGGATTGACTGGAATATTAATCAATGGCGTTGAGATATTAAACTACAAATCTACGGATACTGTTTCATATGGCGAATTAGAATCAATTGAAGTACTTTCTCCAGGGTCTGGATACGATATTATTAATCCTCCCACTTTAAATATTGACGATTTGGTGGGAACTGGAGCTACTGGATATTGCGCGGTAAAAGGAAATTTAAAAGAAATTAGAATAGTTGATCCGGGATTTGATTACCAAGATACTCCGATTATCAAAATTACTGGAGGAAATGGTATCAATGCAAAAGCATCTGCAAATATGAAATTGGTGACTCATCAGGTGAATTTCAATTCACAATCAAATGCAGGTCTTGTTGCATTAGGAGCGACTTTATCAACGATTGGATTTACAACATATCATAAATTTGCAAATTCTGAGAGAGTCATTTACAAGGCGAATGGTCAAAAATCTGTTGGAGGGTTATCTACAGATTCTTCATACTATGTTTCTGTCCAAACTCCATATGCAATTAAGTTGCATAAAACTTTGGACGATTCAGTATCTGGAATTAATACTATTGTTTTAACATCTTATGGGACTGGTACTCATGCAATCGAATCTTATAATAAAAAGTCCATTCTATCCTCTGTAAATATAATTAATTCTGGAAGTGGGTATGAAAATAAGACAAGGACTGTTTCTTCCAGTGGAATTAGCACATCTTTAGATTCTATCGAAATAAAAAATCATGACTTTAAATCTGGAGAAATTGTATCTTATACTACTGACGGAACTTCAATTGGTGGATTATCTACCAATACAAATTATTATATCACAAAGATTGATGATGATAATTTTAAATTATCTCAAGTTGGTTTGGGTATAACTAATCAAGATTTTTATTACAATACAAATCAATATATTGATTTAAATTCAATAGGATCTGGAACTCATGTATTTAATTACCCAGAAATTGCTGTAGAAGTACTTGGAAATATTGGAATTTCTTCAATTAATAATGAAACATTCAAAGCAGTAGTTCAACCAATATTCAGAGGAGAAATTACTTCTATTCATTTGTCATCAAAAGGTTCCGAATATGGAACTTCTAATATATTAAATTACAATAGATTGCCAAATGTTACCTTAAATAGTGGTTCGGGTGGGCAACTTATTCCTATTATTTCTGATGGTAAAATTGTTGAAGTATTAGTTAATAGTAAGGGAAATAATTACAATTCTCCACCAATCTTGACTATCATTGGAGATGGAAGTGGTGCAGTTATAACACCAATCATAAAAAATGGACAAATACAGTCAATAAAAGTTATTGAAGGAGGTACTGGATACAATTCAGATACAACTTCAATAATAATAACTCCAGCAGGTTCTTTTGCTAAATTTTTACCCAAAATAACAACGTGGAATGTAAACCTATTTGAAAAATATTTTTATAATATTACTAGTGACGATGGATTTATTACAGAAGGAATTAATAAAGAATATGAATTGCAGTATTCTCATTTATATGCCCCAAGAAGACTTAGAGAAATAATTTATTCTGTTGATCAAAGCGGCAAATCTTTATATGGCAGTTCAAAGGTTGATCTAAAAAAAGTCAATGATATTGAAGTCTCATCTTCAGATCATTCTCCAATAATTGGTTGGGCTTATGATGGAAATCCAATTTATGGTCCATATGGTTATGTGACAAGGCAAGGTGGAATTGTATCTCAGATTAAATCTGGATATACAAAATTTTTAAAACCAAATAGACCTTCTCTGACAGAATTTCCTTTAGGATTTTTCATAGAAGATTATGTTTATTTCAAAACTAGCGATGAAACTGTTTTAGATGAAAATAACGGTAGATTTTGCGTAACACCAGAATTTCCAAATGGGACTTATGCATATTTTGCAACCATCGATGCTTTGACAGATTCTTCAGGCGTTTTTGCTGGTTATAAAAGACCAACTTTTCCATATTTAATAGGAGAAAATTATAAATCAAAACCAAATGAATTTAATTTTAAAAAATCATCAAATCAAGAAGAAACTGATCTCAATAAAACAAATTGGTCTAGAAATACATCTTATTATAATTTAATTAATAAAAATGCATCATATGATTATTTGACTATACCAAATCTTTTAAATCAAACTTCAGATATTAAGTATGCGTCTCCAGGATTTATTGAAAATATTGGTATAGTTACTGGAGGTAATAATTATAAAGTGAATGATTCAGTAGTTTTTAATGAATCTGATACTTCTGGATATAATGTTAATGCTAAAGTTTCCAGATTAAAAGGAAAATCTATAAATTCGGTTAGTGTTGCGACAAGTACAATTTCAAATGTAGAAATATACCCAACAAATAATGCCGGATCGGTTGCAATTTTTGCACCAAATCCACATAATTATTCGAATAAAGATATTATATACATGTCTGGATTGAGTACAACTTCCACATTAATTGAAGGATCATATCAAATTGGAATTTCTACTATTAATACATTATCTCTTGTCACTGGTGTTGGGACAACAGGTGCTACTGGATTAGTGACGTATTTTTCTGTTGGAGGCAATTTAAATCCATCACATATCCGCGAAAATGACATATTCTTAATAGGAACTGAAAGAATAAAGATTTTAAATATTGATACTCAGTCTTCAAGAATTAGAGTTTTAAGATCTATTAATAACAGTGTTGGATCTGCGCATACTGCTACGGAAATTTTATATGAAGATCCAAGAAAATTAATAGCAAACTCTGGGTTTAAAACTTCATATGACTATAAAATTAACAAACAGATATACTTTAATCCATCAGAATCTGTAGGACTGGGAACTATATCTGGTGTTGGAATTGGAACAACTATATTCTTCTCAAATCCAGGTGCAGGAATTACACAAATTTTTATCCCAACCAAAACAATTTATATTCCAAATCACCAGTTAGAAACAGGCGATCAACTCACATATTCTTCAAATGGAGGAAGTGCAATAGGAGTTTCCACAAATGGAATTTCTACATCAGTTACTTTATCAAATCAATCAACTGTTTATGTTGCAAAAATCTCAAATGATCTTATTGGAATTTCTAATGTAAAAGTTGGACTTGGTTCTACAGGCACATTTGTAGGTATTGCATCAACAACAAGTGGATTAAGTACTTTATATTTCACAGGAATTGGTTCGGGTACTTATCATAGTTTCCAAACAAATTATTCTGTAATTACTGGAAAAATTTCTAAGAATTTGGTAACAGTTTCTGTTGCAGAAACTCATGGAATGCAAAATAATGATACTGTTTACATTGATATAAATCCAGCAATATCAACCTCAATTACAGTTGCTTATAATGATTACAATAGAAAATTACTTATAAATCCAAAAACTTTTTCCTCTGTCGGAATTGACACTTCTCTAAATTCCATAACAATCCAAAATCATGGATTTATTAATGGACAGAAAGTAGTTCATACTTCATCATCACCTGCAATAGGACTTCAAAACAATAAGATTTATCATGTAGTTATTGTTGATTCCAATACGATCAAACTTTCCAACACATATTATAGTGCAGTTAGTTTACAACCAGAAATTGTAGGAATTACCAGTTCTTCATCCGGAACTCTTTCATCAGTCAATCCTCCAATTGAAGTTTATAAAAATTCTACAGTAATATTTGATTTATCAGATTCTTCCCTTTCTTATATAAATCAAGCAAATTCTTATCCAGCTTTTAGTTTAGAATTTTACAAAGATTCAAACTTCACTGAAGTATTCGATTCAACAAAAGAAAATAATATATTTGAGGTTCAAAGGTTTGGTTCAGTTGGTATAGATAGCACTGCAAAGGCAGTTCTTTCAGTTAATGAATATTTCCCTGAAAAACTTTATTATACATTAGTTCCTGTTTACAATAGCACATTACCTATTGAAAAAGAAGAAGTAAACATAGATTCTTCTGTATTTTCAAATAATGAAATTCAAGTAAAAGTAAGTGATTATAACGGAGAATATCCAGTAACAATTGCATCTACAACATCTTTTACTTACAATTTAGCAAAAACTCCAGAATCAGTTTCGTATGCATCAAGTACTTCTATACTAAATTATGATACAAATTCTTTATATGCATATGGACCAATTTCCAAAGTCGAAATTGTAAATAAGGGTCAAAATTATTATAAACTTCCTTCAATAATAAAAGTAAATTCTGGGGTAGGAACTGATGCATTACTTGAACCATCCAGCAAATCAATAGGAAAAATTAAAAAAACAAGGATTAAAGACATTGGATTTGATTTCCCATCAGATTTTACAATTAGGCCAAGTGTTTCTCTTCCTCAAATTGCAAAAATAGAACCTTTATCTTCATTTGAATCTATTGGTATTAGTTCTTTTGGTAGAGGTTATAATTCTGCACCTAAATTACTTGTTTTTGATGGGAAAACTAATCAAATAGTTCCAGAAGTAGATTTAAGATATAATCTTGGAGATACTCAAGTAACTATTTTAAGAAATTCTTATGGATTGTATAATTTAACACCTACAATTTTACCAATACAAAATTCAAATGGTGTCGGTATTAGTTCTGTGGGATTTAATACAACAACTAATGATGTAACAATTACTCTTTCTGTTGGTTTTAGTACTGCAGATTCATTCCCATTTGCAATTAATGATAAAGTTTTGGTCGAAAATATTAGTATTGGAGTTAATTCTACTGCAAGAGGTTATAATTCCTCTGATTATGGATATCAATTATTTACGATTAATTATGTGGATGCAAATCTTGGCGGAAACAATGCAACAGTTAGGTATAGTTTAAATGGATTTTTAAATTCTGGAGAAGATCCAGGAACATATGATTCATCAAATTCTTCTGGAAGAATTGTACCACAAAAATATTTCCCCATTTTCAATCCAATTCTTAAGAAAAATAATTTCTTTATTGGCGAGAATATTAAATCAAATTCAGCAAATGGTTCTGTGGGTGATTGGGAACCCAAAGTAAATCATTTAAAAATACGTTCCAAAAAAGATTTTGTTGTTGGAGAAATTGTTGAAGGATTGACATCAAAAACCCAGGGAATAATTTCTTCTATCAACAAATTTGATTCATTCTTTAATTTAAATTCAAAATCAACGGTTGAGAAAGGTTGGCAAAATGATGCTGGATTTTTAAATGAAAATTCGCAAAGAATTCAAGATAGTTTTTATTATCAAAATTTTTCATATTCATTAAAATCTAAAGTAGACTATGATACTTGGAAAGATGTAGTTGGTACATTAAATCATACTCTTGGATTTAGAAAATTTGCAGATTATCAGTTGGAATCTGCTTTGTCAAAATCAAATGCAAATTCAATGGTGGTTGGACTTTCAACATATCTAACATCAGTTGAAGTTATAAATGATATCATTGGAGTTGTTGATTTAAATTGTGTTTATGATTTTGACATAGTTAGTGAAAATGCACTCAATATTGGTTCATCAACATTTTCAGATGAAATAAAATTTTCAAGTAGAGTACTGACAGATTATTTTGAATCTGTTGGTAATAGAGTTTTATCTATTGATGACATTAGTTCTCAATTTAATAGCAATCCAAGAGCAACAAGATATAGTGAAGTTCATAGATTTGATCTTACTGACGCCAGATCTCAAAAATATATTACATATGTAAAAGATAAAAGATATACCGGACAAAGGCAGATAATGCTTTTGACACTTTTGCATGACAATTCTCTTGGTTATATTAATCAATATGGTAGAGTCGAATCTACTTATGATCAAGGATCATTTGACTTTGCTGTTGAGGGAAGTGAAGGTGTTATCCTTTTCTATCCAACAAAATATACAGTAAATGATTATGACGTAACTACATTAGCATATAATTTAAAAGATAGTCTTATTGGCACTGGTACTTCTAATTTTGGAGGAATTGTTGATATAAAAACAAGTAGTGTTAGTGTTTCTTCTGGCGCAACTACAATTGTTGGAATTGCAAATACTTATACCTCTGCAAAAGTTTTAGTTGAAATTGCAGGATCAAATGGCGATTATCAATTTGACGAATTGAGCGTTTTGCATGACGGCACTACTGTACATTATCTTGATTATGGACAATTAACAACAATATCCCAAGATATATACTCCAATTCTGGACTTGGTACTTATTATGCATATCTATCAGGATCGCAATTAAAAATTGATTTTACGCCCAATGTTGGAATAGCAGCAACAATTAATACAATTCAAGTTGCTATTGGAAATACGTTATCATCAGGTATTGGAACTTTTGATATGAAGCACGCCAGATTGCAAGCAACATCAACATCAATAGCTTCATCAACATCCCCAGTTGCAACGGTAATTGCAGAATATCCCGGCGAATATGATTGCTTATATGGAATACTTCAGATTTCTGATAAAACCAATAATAGACATCAATTATCAGAAATTATTATTTTAGATGATGAAACAGAAACTTACATTGCAGAGTATGCTCATATTGAAACTTTTGCAGGACTTGGCACTGTGGGAGCTGCAACGACCTCATCAACCAAATTAACCTTTACACCACTTCCAAATATTAATGTGGAAGTAAAAATATTCTTTAATGCATTGAGAAACCAAGATGATGATAAGGATATTGTTGATTTTAACAATGCAACTATAGAAACAAACTATGGCAATTATTATGGCACAGATAGAGATATTAAAAGAGCATTTGATTTGGTACATGAAGGTTATAAAATCTTCCAAAGATCTTTTGATGGAAGCAGTTCATCGATAGTTAACCTCTCATCAAATACTATATCTCTGCCTAATCATTTCTTTGTTACTGGCGAAGAAGTGGTCTATAGTAACGCAGGATCTGGAACTACCACAGCAATTGGAATCGCAACTACAACTTTTGTAGGTATCGGTTCCACTGACAAATTGCCTTCAAGTGTTTATGTAGTAAAATTAAATAATAATTCAATTAGACTTGCAAGAAGTGCAGAAGATGCTTTGAAGTCAGTTCCCGCAGTTTTAGATTTTACAAGTGTTGGTATTGGAACTACACATGCATTTACTTCCAAAAATCAAAATGCTAAGGTGATAGTTGCAATTGATAATCTTATACAATCACCAATTGTTGCATCTGCAGTAACTACAACATTGGCAATTAATGCATATACAACTGATGATTTACTATATTTCACAGGAATAACATCATTCTTTGGTGGCGATTTAATTAAAATTGGTAGCGAAATTATGAAAATAGATGGGGTTGGTATTGGTAGCACCAATTCCGTAAGGGTTCGTAGACCTTGGTTGGGAACTATTGTTGCCGGATATTCCACTGGAACTTTAGTTACAAAAGTACTTGGAAATTATAATATTGTCGATAACACTCTCAATTTTGTTGAAGCTCCATATGGAAATATTCCATTAAGTACTACTACTAATCCCCCAGACGAAAGAGACTGGTTGGGAATATCAACTTCCTCCAGTTTCCAAGGAAGAAGTTTCTTGAGGTCCGGTACACAAAATACAACAAATGAAACTTATTATAAAAATTATATTTTTGATGATATTTCATCCAAATTTAATGCCACTCAAAGAGATTTTGTTCTGAAGTCAAACAGATCTGATGTGACTGGAATATCTGCAGAAAATGCCATCATTTTAGTAAATGATATATTCCAATCCCCAGGTCTAACTGCAGGATATACACTATCCGAAAGTGCTGGAATAACAACAATTCGTTTTGTTGGAACTGCAGTTTCTTCTGTATATGATGTAAACACTTCTAATTTACCAACAGGTGGCATTATTGTGTCTGTTGGATCAAAAGAAGGATTTGGGTATCAACCTTTAGTTTCTGCTGGAGGTACTGCTATAATATCTGGATTGGGTACAATTTCTTCAATTAGTATTGGAAATAGTGGATCTGGATATCGTGCAGGTGTACAAACTGTTAGGGTTGGTGTTGGAACTTCTTCAACAGCATTTCCTAATATTGAATTTATAGGAACAGCAACAGTTTCTAATGGACATATTGTTAGTATTGCAGTGACTAATCCAGGCACTGGATATACATCAACAAATGCACCATATGTCTTTATTGATGCTCCATTATCATATTCAAATATTCCATTAGTTTATAGTTCTTCATCCGCAAGTGGTTTAGGAACTCAAGCAGTTATTGATATTGTTGTTGGACAAGGTTCCAGTGTTATAGATTTTGAAATTAAAAATACTGGATATGGATATGATATAGGACAAATTTTAACGGTTCCAATTGGTGGACTTATTGGAATTCCAACAACTTCAAGTTTTAGCGAATTCCAAATAAGTATTCAAAATACATTTAGTGATAAATTTACTGGATGGTCTATTGGAGAATTGCAGTTATTAGATAGCATTGATACTTTATTTGATGGCAAAAAGGTGGTTTTCCCAATCAAATATCAAGGCAATTTAGTTTCTATACTTTCGTCAAAAGGATCAAATATTAGTGTACAAGATTCACTCCTTGTTTTTATAAATGATGTACTTCAAGTTCCAGGTAAAGGTTATATTTTCCCAGGGGGAAGTACAATAACATTTACTGAACCTCCAAAATCGGGAGATGTATCAAAAATCATTTTTTATAAAGGAAGTGGTTCTGTTGATGTTATTGAAAGAAATATCTTAGAAACTGTAAAAATTGGTGATGAGTTGACTATTGGATATGATTCGTCTATAGGACAAAATTCAACATTACAAGAAGAATCAAGAACGGTTACAAACATAAATTCAACAGATCTTCTCAACACAAATCCTTATTTTGGTCCAGGAAATAGTGGTGATGAAACATTATTAAGACCCATTGTTTGGTGTCGTCAAACTGAAGATAAAATTGTTGATGAAAAAGGTGTTGGAAAGGATCGTATTCTTTATGAAGCTTCAATTTATCCAACATCATACCTCATTCAATCAGTTGGAATAGGATCTACGATTGCCTTTGTCCAAAGTATTAGACCTTTCTTTAATGCAATTAATGAAAATAATACTTCATTATCTTTCCAAAAGGATATTACATTAATATCTCAAGATTCTAAAGTAGCGGCTGCAGCAACGGCAATTGTATCTGCTGCAGGAACAATTTCATCAATCATTCTTTCCGATGGTGGAGTCGGTTATACAAATTCCCCAACAATAATCATTGAAAATCCTGTTGGACTTGGAACTACTCAAAGGGCATCTGCAATTACATCAATTACTTCGGGGATTGTTACTTCTATTTCTATAACTGGACCAGGAACAGGATACGTTGTATCAAATCCACCAGTTGTTTTAATAGAATCACCAACTTTCCAATTTGAAAATAATACTGTTATTTCTTTTGAGGGTGATTTTGGTATCATTTCTGGAATATCAACAACTTCTGTTGGAGTTGCATCAACAGGAATTGTATTTGATTTTGTCATTCCAAAAGATTCTTTCCTCAGAAATCCTTTAATAACAGGTGTAACTACTATCAGTGCAATTCAAACTGGTTATTACTTTGTTATTAATAATTCCAATGTTGGAAAAGGATTGACTTCTCTCAATTCTTTAGGAACAACCGTTGGAGTCGGATCTACTTTCTTAGATAATGTTTATCAGGTAGCATCAGTTTCAATAGCACAAACATCCGTAACTGGTCTTGGAGTTACTTATGTTGCAAAAGTAACAGTAAGCGTTTCTAGTTATAATGGATTAACTGGAATTGGATTTAGTAATTTTTATGGCGAATATAGTTGGGGTAGAGTTATTCTTGGATCCAGAATTAAGGACAATTCATATAATGCATATACTTTAAATGG